TCTCAAAATTCAGAATTACCTAATTAGTCTTTATGATTTAACGGCTATCGTTTACAACGGTGATGGAATTAGAGTCATTTGTAAAAACCGTAACGATGCCCCTTTCGCCGATAAAAAAGAACTCAATAAATACAATCAATTAATAAATAAATATTCTCAGGTCCATGAACATGGAATTACCGTTCACTGTTTCGAGAATTATTCAATTTCAGAAGTTTTACAACTTTTAGTAGATGACCCTCATCACACACATACCCACATTAGTATAATAGCTGGACATCTTGCTTCTAGGGGTATAAGTTTTGTTTCCACCGATTATTCACTTCATCTTACTGACCAGTATTTTTACGCTGCCAAGAATACCCATGGAGAAAACCTTTTACAATCCCTTAGAATTTTGGGGTGTTACGACGGTTACAATAAATTAGCTTTATGGTGTTCTGAAAAAACATGGAAAGCTATCAATGCGCAAAATAAAATCATAAACAATTTAGTTCAAGGAGTTAACAATTCCATGAATTGGATTACAAAAATTAAAGAAATACAAATCAATAGACCTACTAACCCATTAACTAGGCCAAGATTATGTAATTATAATATAAAACCCCAAGAAGAATCTTTTGTATTGGATATATATTATCCATCCGATCAATCTGAAGAAAATTAAATAAAATTAAAATTAAATGATATCAATTTTAATAATAACCTTAATAATAATAATAACTTTCTTGTTTATGAGAACAAGAAAGGATGCTTATACAACAGCTTATGAATTAGGTGTAAACTTCTTAGATACGATAGAACCAAACCCTAATTACGCTGTTATGTTCGATATAGACGATACACTTATTAGTACAAAAAATTATAAAGCTATAAAACCAATTGTTAAACTTGTTAAGGAATGTAACAAACGAGGTATTAAGGTATTAATTATTACAGCCCGTGATAACATTTATGTAAATGAAACAATCGAAGACCTTGAAGAAATCGGGGTTAATCTTAAAGGACCTGGTATTTTTTACGATTATCTTTATTTACGACATAGTCCAGAAGAAGACCATAATTTATTCAAATCAAATGTTAAGGAGCATTTTGCTGCCAATGGAATATTCACAATAATGTCCATAGGGGACAACGAAATTGACATTATTGGTAAATATTCGGGGTATTCCATTAAGTTGCCCAATGTAAATGACCCCCGTTTGTTCCATAAAGATTCAACCGGAAGAATGGTAAATGTTAAGATTACTTAAAAAAATAATCATTTAAAATAAAAAATGGCTTTATCTAGGTTCGCCGTTTTGTTCGATGTGGATGGAGTTTTGCTCAGAAACAAAAAAGTTCTAAAGTCAGTTGAAAATAACTGTGTGAAGTTTATACAGAAAGTATCTCAAGGCCCATTAGAGTACAATGTTGCTTATCATAGAAATTATATGTATAATTTTTACCACGGACATACCTTGAGAGGACTATATAAACAATATGGAACACAATACGACCATAGAATCACTGATCTTTTTATTAATGAAGTATATGACAAAACAGTTTACAGTGAATTAAATGAACATCTCGAGAGCAAAGAGTTCAAGGAAGAAAGTAAACCGATTATGGAAATATGTGAACTTTGTAAAGAAAACGATGTACCTGTTTTTATTTTTTCAAACGCTCCATACGATTGGTGTAAACGAATTGCTATTTCTTTGGAAGAAGGAACTACATTTTTCGAACACATTTATTCATGTGAACATTATTCCATGTATCCTCATTCATTAAAACCCGATGAGCTTGTATACAAAAATGTAGAATTTGACATAAAAATGAACAACTACAATGTAAATGAACTTGTATTTATAGATGACAGTTTAATGAATTTACAACCAGTAAATTACAACCGTTTATGGAAACCAGTTTTACTTGATCCATCGAATCGTACAAATGGAAGTATACAAAGTATCAATAATATTTTAGAGTTTAAGAAAATGATTGAAACTAAAATAAGCTCACTTCCAATTGAAGAACCTGTTTACAACCTTTATCTTGTCCATAAACATGAAAAAAATGTAGCTACCGTTAAAATGATATTACGAAGTTGTATACCTCATTTATGTCATTTAAGACTTGAACAAATTATTATGGAGGCAAACAAGAACGGAAAAGCGATCTTAATGAGTTGTACCCAAAAAGAAGCTATAACTTACAAGGTGCTTATGCTTGAAAATGGATTTGATGTTGAATTTGAAGAAAAAATCATTTAAAAAATGTAATTACTTAAATATAAATGAACCTTAGGGATATTTATTTGGTGTTTAAGTACCGTAAGGTTATTATTAAGTTATTTGTATCACAACTCAATCTGATTTGTTTATTAAAATCTTTAAAATAACTTTTTCTTGGGTTTTAAGGTTTGGTTAAAATTGGTTGGGGGCGGGGTTCCATTGAACTGGTTTCCCTCAAGTAAAGAACGGTAATTATCGAGTATAAACTGTTTTCGTTCTGGTAAATTATCCGAACTAAAATTTTTTATTTGTTTAAAAAGATTCATAAGTTGGTTTAAGTTAAAGGGTTTGAAGTTATCCATAAAATAACTTGCGCATTCTTGAAATTGACTGTCCATTACTTTCAAAAGTGAATTGATTGTTTGAAATGTATATTTAGGAGCTTGGTTGTGTCCATAATCTATATTTTTATCAAGATCTTCAATAATGTGTATATAAAAATGGAGCCGCTGTAACAAGGAATAAAAACAAGCAATTACAACACCCAGTAACATCTGGTCATTGTAGTTTTTAGGATCGTTATTTTCTTGTGATTCAGTTGAATAAATTAATGTTTCGCCTTTCCATTTTATACCACCTTCATTAAAAATGTAATCTTTGTACTTGTGTAACATTATTTTACACATGGGGTGATGTGGACCTTCGTAATTACTCGAATAACTTGTATGTATTCCGGCAGGTGTATATATCATTTTATTCTTTACATTGTAGTAATAGATATGTACAGGCGTGCCGCAAATATTATGAGTTACACCTGTATCAACTGGTTTAAATGGTTTAGGTTTTCCGAAAGAAAAGTTCAAACTTTTAAGGTAAAATATGTCTCTAAGAACACTTTCCATTTAGTTTAAGGGTTTATTTTTTTTAAAAAAATAAATAGAACATTTAAATGAATGTACAAGAAGTCTTACAAATAGCGAAGGAGCGTAAAAGCAGAACCAAAGAAATAATTAAAAAAATAATTGAAAATATTCACAAAAAGATAAAATATTACGCGGGTATGAAAAAAGAATCATGTACATACACAGTTCCACCTATAATAAACGATTACCCGGTATACGATTACGAAATAGTTATAAAGGATATATTTAAAGTACTTGACGAAGAAGGTTATATAGTATCGGCATTTTCAGACGGTAGAATAGAAGTTTGTTGGAATGAAAAATTAGTTGAACAGAAAGTCAAAACAGACGCATACATCATTTCCCAGGAAGAACGAAAACTTAAGAATATTACTAAGAAGTCTAAGAAGATAGACGAACGATTTTCATTTTTGGCAAATCCAAAGAAAACAACACCCAAGGAACAAAGTATAGACGATCAACTTGACGCACAGGTTGAAAAGATTTTAAAGGAAAAAGAAAAGAAACAAAAACAAATGAAAAGTTTAATCGGTAATTTTTCAAAAGTTTAACTCCCAAAATTAAAATATTTTTAAAGAATATAAACACTAAAAATGGGAGGAGGTCTTATGCAACTTGTTGCCTACGGCTCCCAAGACATTTACCTTACCGGTCAGCCCCAAATAACCTTCTTCAAGTCCGTTTACCGCCGCCACACCAACTTCGCCATCGAGTCCATCCAACAAACCATTAACGGTTCAGTTGATCCTGGTGCCCGTGTCTCTGTTACAATCAGCCGCAACGGAGATCTCCTTAAGAACCTTTGGGTTGAGTATGACCCCAGTGCTCTTATCGGCGCCGGTCCATCAGGGTCCTATATTGCTTCCAATTTGAGCCACTCATTATTTGACCAACTCGAGCTTGAAATCGGTGGTCAGCTCATTGATCGCCAATATGGTCTCTGGCTTACTGTATGGCGCAATCTCAGTGAACCAAATTACACAGGTGTTCAGCTCCCCGTTACAAACAATGGTTTAGAACCCATTTACAACGGATCAGGTACCAATTTTAACTTTCCCGGAAAATACCAACGCATGTCATACAACCATTTAGGCGCTACTCTTGCTACAACAGGTACCACAAATGCCCCAAAGAAGGCATATGTACCTATGGCATTTTGGTTCTGTAAGAACCCTGGTCTCGCTGTCCCCCTTATTGCTCTACAGTACCATGAAGTTAAATTTAACATTGTGTTTTCTCAACAAGCAAGTTTTCTTTTACCAATTGGCTCACCTACCGTTTCACTTCAATCCTTAGCTGTTTATGCCGATTATGTGTACCTCGACACTACTGAGCGCCGCCAATTTGCCCAGAATGCCCACGAGTACCTTATCGACCAGCTCCAATTCCAGCAAGAGGCTGCCTCAACCAACGCTTCAAGCACCATTCGCCTCAACTTCAACCACCCCGTAAAGGAACTTGTTTGGTGCGGTACACCTGTACCTGTTGCATATGATAACCTTTGCGGCAATGGCGCCGTAGTATCCGGTGGGGCAACACCAAGGCCCATTATAGGAAGTGTGCCAACGAGCGGATTTGATAAGACTAACCTTCCAGCAGCATCTACGCTTACTACAAAGATTGTTCTTAATGGAACTGATCGATTCACCGAGCGTCACCTTACATACTTCACTCGTAACCAGGTTTGGGATACCCATACTGGGTATGGAGCAACAGCAAATATTGATTCTGTTGGTGTTTATAGCTTCGCCCTTCGCCCCGAGGAGCACCAACCCTCAGGAACCTGTAACTTTTCTCGTATCGACACTGCTCAACTTGTATTTAACAACGCAACTCTTAACAATGTAGCTGGTATTAATGCTCTTACGATCTTTGCCGTTAACTACAATGTTCTCCGCATTATGTCCGGTATGGGTGGTCTCGCATACTCCAATTAAATGAAATTAAAAATAAAACATTTAAAGAATTATTCATTTTCAATAAAAAGAATAATGAAAATTCTTTCTTTTGATGTCGGTATCGTTAATTTGGCTTATTGTATAATTGAAACCGAACCGGAGCCGAAGATCGTACACTGGGAAATTATAGAACTTACTAAAAAGGGAAACACATTTAGTGCCCACATTGCTTCTTCGGGTATAGCTGAACTTTATCTAACTTTAATTAATCAGTTAGATAACCGTAAGTTTCTTTTGGATACAGATATAGTTCTTATAGAAAAACAACCTTCGTTTAACCCAAAAATGCGTATTGTAGCTGGGTGTTTACAAACTTACTTTTATATTCGAGGTGTTGTGGATAATCCACATCCTATCAAATCAATTGAGTTTTTTAGCCCCAAACATAAATTGAAGTGTTATAATGGCCCAGAACTGGATATCTCGTCAAAGAATGGAAAAGTGGTTAAAGGAAAGTATGCCCAGACCAAAAAAATGGGTATAGCTATAGCAAGATCCAAGTTGGAAGAATATTCTGAAACAGAACAATTAAAATTCTTTGAAAGTAGCAAAAAGAAAGATGATCTTTCTGATTGTTATCTTCAAGCTTTAACATATTTGTCATTTAAGCAACCGACCTTAACAAAAACACACAAACTTTCTAAAAAAGAGTTCAAAGAATTTTTAGATAAATCGGTAAAAGAATGTTCGGTTATGGAAATTATGGAAACTTCATTTAAAAGTATCCATGAACTTGAATTTCCATTTGAACTTTCCGATACTCTGGAAAAACTATGTAACCGTTGGTCCATGAAAAAGTATCTTAAGTATCGTTACTATTTAATTAAAAATTGAAACTGATCTCTCGAGTTTACCAAAGTTGAATAAAAAACACCTCTTAAACTGATAGGTGAATTTCTTTGGTTGTTTTCTATACATACAAGAATGGTATCCATACTTACCCACCTAATTGTGTTTTTTTCAATAAGCTTGTTCATCTCTTGTCTATCAAATTGATATCTCAAGAAATTAGCAGTTTTATTAAATGACTCCGTATAATTCGAATAATCTATGTACATTAGATACATGTAATATGGACTTCCGTTTAGAGTTTTCGATGTTATTTTTACAGGGTTTGTTTGGAGCTTAGCGATACATTCAGGTATTGTCAATACAGCTCCAAGTGTTTCTTCGTAGAATTCCCTGGTTGCTGTATTTAAAGGTTCACATTGATCTTTAAATTCACACCTCCCACCAAAATCGGACCAATCGTTTTCGTTGTCTTTTCCCAATAAAAACAAACACTTTCCAGTTTGGTCGAATGTGTATGGAAGTATACCTGCTGAATACCTTGTCCCAGTTTTATTTATTTTTTTATAATTCCATGTTGTATAAGTATTATTGTTTGCCCACTTAGTATACATTAAACCTTAACGAGAACATTATTTAAACCTTTAAATGTGTTAATTTGCGTTAAATAAGTTTAAAGAATACCTTATTAAAAAGAAAGAATGAGTAATCCAGAATTTATAAAGGTGTCGCAAGGAGACTCAAGAAATCAAAATATTGATATTAGTGGAATCAAACCCATAAATAATATAAAAATAGTCCGAGAAGAACCTGACATGTCTGATTCAGTTTCTAGTTATTCTGAATCATCAGAAGAAACCCCTCGCAAAAAGAAAACCAAAAAGGTTCTTAGAAAGGTCCAGCAACCCCACCACCAACAAAGGACCAATTACGATTTTTCAGCATTTACAAACCCCAAAAAGATATCTGAGCGAACTGAAAAATACGATGATTCCGAATCAGAATACACAGAATCGGAAGGCTATTCAGCATCTGAATACTCAGTTGAATCTGATGTACAAAAACCAAGTGAATCATTTGAAGAAAAACAAAAGATGAAACAAGAACTCCTTATCAAGATAGCGGCACTTGAGAAAAAAGGGTTCGAGTTTACTAAAAAATTCACAATGGCATCGAATTATGAAGAAATGATGCTTGAATACTCCAAAGTTAAAAAATTTATTGAAACTCAAGCAGGTATTAAGTTTGCCAGAAGATGTTTAATGGCATGTGTAACGGGGTTGGAATTCCTCAATAAAAAGTTCGACCCATTCGCAATAAAACTTGAAGGATGGTCAGAGAATGTTATGGAAAATGTTGATGACTATGACAATGTTTTCGAGCGTCTCCATGAAAAGTATTCCGCAAAGGCCGAAGTTGCTCCTGAGATAGAACTACTCTTAATGGTAGGCGGAAGTGCCTTCATGTTTCATCTTACAAATAGTCTACTAAAAAGCCCAGTGATGAATACATTACTTGCTCAAAATGGAAACTTTGGTCAACAAGGTTCCCCCAACTTTATGGCATCGATGATGGGTGCGATGAGCCAAGGTATGAAGGAAATGAATAAACCACAACAACCACAACAACCTCCCCCACCAATGGAAACACGGGGTATACGCAAGGAAATGAGGGGCCCGACAATTGACCAGAACCTCTTTGGTGGAACACCGCTCGCAACAAATTACCCAGCACCTCCATCTTTCAATACCCCACCACAGGTACCCAACCCAAACTTTCAACGAGCTGGAATACAGCAATTTTACGAAGAAAACCCTATAAATGACGATGATCGTTTTTCGATTGCCTCGAGTGATGATTCAAGTATTTCATCTGTTTCTTTAGGAAGCACAGTAAAAACACTTAACATTAATTCCAAGAAAAAGGGTAAAGGCGGTATGGGCTTGGAATTAAATATCAAATAATTTTAAAATAAAAATAATTTAAAAGAATAGATTTAAATGAGGTTGAATTTCACACCGGTAGACAAAGCGTTTACGCTGGGATCCTCGCAGATCAAAGATACTCAAGAAGAAATTGCCAATCTCACTAAATTAATACTTGAATCCAATAAACCACTACCACCTTCGAAACCCAAACAAAAAACAGATTCTCAATCAGAA